TCTGTATGGGATTCTGTTCGGAATCCTGTTAGGAATAAATTGGATAGTTATAAATTTTAATTATGGAAAATGAAGAAGAATATGAATATCTTTTTAAAGGTATTCGAGAATTGAAAAATGAGATGTTTGAAATCGAAAAAATGTTATTAGACGAAGATTTCGATTATGATAAAGTGGAAAAAGAATTAGAGGTATTGACAAATAAGTTAAGTATGTTAAAATCCTATCAGGAAGTCGAAAGCGCACTTCTGGAACTTGAAGAAAAATTATGAAAACAACAAATACAACAAAAATGAAAGCGAAAACAGTAACAAACAAAGTGACTAGCAACCGTAAAAATAAACAATGGTTGAGAAATCCAGATCAACGTAAGAACCCAAAAGTTTTCTCCGTGAAGATGGTGCAAACTAAAAATGGTGACTTTGTTATGTTGGGTGGCAATAGTTTGGTGTATTCTCGTAAGAACCAACATGGTGGTGAGTGGATTCCAGTTGATACTCGCGATTTGGCTTGCGAACTTCGTAATAATCGTATCATCACACAATAATCGGTAGTCAAAACAGTGACAGCAGGAGAGACTGCAATTTCGAATAGTTTAAGTTAGAAAAAACATCCTCTAAAAAGGAAAATGTTGGTGCAAATCCAATTTCGAAAACCTAATTAAAACTAGATCATACTTGTCGTATGAATATTTTCTCCACATCATCCGATCCCTTTCAATCAGCACAATGGTTAGTGGATCGCCATGCTTGCAAAATGTTGCTAGAAAGCACACAATTATTATGCACTGCATATCATTTACAGGGTATTGATGCTCCATATAAACCATCGCATCGTAACCATCCATCATCTATTTGGACACGTAAAAGTTATGATAACTTTCAATGGCTTATCGCACATGCTCATGGTATATCAGAAGAATATACTGCACGATACGGTAAAGTTCATAAGTCATTGTCAGTCTTAGAGTGGTGTGAGGATAATGCTGATAAATTGTCATTCGATTCATATGACCTTACCGATTTTGCTATTGCTATTGCAGACGATACAGAATGTCGTAAATTACCAGAATTTGAATCCCTATCTTCTATTGACAAATATAGAGCATATTATATTCATGATAAGAAACATTTACATTCTTGGAAGCGTAATAGACCAGATTGGATTCCATGATATAAATTTTAAAACTAGAATATAATTCAAATGTGCTAGACTTACGATCAAGTAGTGGTATAATAAATGTCGGACGCGAAAGAATCGTGGTCGATCTATCAAATGATTTTGTGGATTATTACCATTGGTTCGTGAAAAGAAAGTATTGGGTTGTTTTACAGACCCCATTACATGGCGCACATATCACGATTGCAACCAGTAAAATATATAAAAATGTGAATTGGGATCGAGCAAAAGATTTTTATAAGATGAAGATTGACTTTGATTATTCTGTTGATATGATCCATGGAGGAAGGTCAAAAGGGTTTGATATGTTTTATCTGGAGGTATTCTCCGATGAAATTGATTTGATTAAAAAAGACATTGGAGCAATTGATGATGAAAAATATCGTGGTCTACACGTTACAATCGGAAATTTTGGTAAAAGCGGTTCATACAAAAAATTATGGTATCCAGAGATTATAAAATTGTAAGTGAAATAGCATTATTTAGATCATTTTTAGTTCAGGATGTTTCAAAAAAAATATCCGCTAAATTAGTGGTAGGTGAACTTATACCGAATATCATGTCTAATGTTGGTGACACAATCTTTAATCAATTGCTGGATAAAACAGAAAGGCATTTATTAGATTATGATTTTAAAACTAGATTATAATAACAACATGACAAAAGTAATCGTATTATTCAAAATGATTTGGTGGTTTATTGTAGAAATTTTCGAAAAAATCACTGGAAAAAGATAACAAACAAACTATAATAAAATTATGCAAAGTGAACTAATTCAATATATCAGAGACAAAAATAATGCACCTTTGGGTGTGGTAGTAGCACAAAAACGTGATAACGTAATCTACTATGGATATTCACTCAGAAACAAAAAAGATAAGTGGAACAGGGAAGTAGGTATTAAAATCGCCATCGCTAGAGCAAATGCTGATAGTTATGTTCTACCAAGTAGTGTTAAACTAACTACCTTAGTGTTGAATGCACTTAGTGACCTAAATAAACGTGCTATTCGTTATTTTAAAGATTCTGAAGTGGATGAAATTAAATTTCAATGATCGAGAAAAAAATACATATCCAAGAACTTAAAAATTATGATGATCGCCATGGATTCATTTTTGCTGGTGTGACACATAGTTCGGATGATTCAATTCGTCGTTTGGCTCAAACTATTAAAAATGTTGGAAAGTCTTCAGATTTACCAGAATTTTTTGCTAGAATTGATAAAAACGTTGTGGCGTTTGTTTATCCAGCACAATGCAGTCTTGCATCAGGTGAAATCTATCTTGCAGCACAAAGATTGAAACCATTGGGAATGTTTGAAGTTGAGATGTTGGGTTATTTCATAGACAATGTTTTAAATAAAAATTGATTTGACAAACAAAAATAATGTTGTAAAGTAAAAAAGTATGAAAGATAATACAAAAAGAGAATTAGTAATTTTGCATGGAGAAGCTATGATTTTTCCAAGTGAAATCCCAAGTAGTGCGAAGAAAATTGATGCGAGTAACAAATCATATCATATTATCGCAGATTCTGAAACCACTGGAAACCACCATGTAGTTGATGCTGTCGTTGGTGTGGAATTTTTCCAAGATGTGGATGGTAAAATGTATATGCGTAATTCTAAACCAACTAGAGTTCGTTGTATTATGAAAGAAAGACATTCACCAATTGATATTGAACCCGGAGTTTATGAGTTTGGTGTGCAAAAAGAGTATGACCATTTTGCTCAAAATCTCATCAATGTAAGAGATTAAAACATTTGCTTAGTATCCCTTTTTTATGGGGTGGGTGTATAAAATCGCCCAACCTATATAATTTTTAATTATGGATATTAATAATGAAGTATTGAGTTCTTTTCGGTTTAGTATTGCGGGATCTTTTGTAAATTTTGTTTCTAATTCTGCTTCTAATTCTGTCTGGTTTTCTGTAAGGAAGTCTGTTCACAATTCTGTTTGCATGTCTGTTGGACATAAATTGTATAGTTATGAATTTTAATTAAATATAGAAAATGAAATCTTTTATACAATTTTTTTATGAGGCTTACTCAGATTTGGGTAAATTATCCCCAGAGCAATTACAAAAGGGATATAGACTTAATCCCCAAGATTCTGATAACTTCAAAGAAGTTGACGGTAGAGTGTTCCATGATGTCTTGAAGGTTATCATGGGTAAAGATGCTAGTAGACCACCAGAAAGGAAAAAAGGCATCATGGAAAATCTGACACTCTACAGTGTGGAAGATTACAAACAGATGAAATGTTTCATTGGTAAAAATAATTCCAGTGGTTTTTGTATCAAAGGTGGTGATGAAATTGTTTCACTATTCTCATCTCTTGATTCGGCGGGTGATGCAGCAGCAGCAGAAGCTGTCAAACAAGGTGGTAGACGTTTGGATTGCTTTGCTGAACAGGACGGTAAAGGTGGTATCAAGAATACTGGATTGTATAGATTGTATTCGAGAAATGGTTTTAAAATAGATAAAGATTTGAATATTGGTGAAGTTGGCGAACCATATTCTGTGCAGAACGGTATATCATACTTTGTAGATGATAACGGAAATGTTGATCCGACAAACGAAAAAGTTGTGGTATATATGAAATTATGAAAGATGATTTAAAAATAAGAGAATTGTATAATCAGATCCTAAATGAGAGAGCATTAGCAAATGGTTCAATCATTAAGGAAAACTTAAATATTCCAGTTACTAGAACCAGTCCTGACCGATTGGAGTTCGATGGTTCGGTATTGAGTTTTGATCGTAATGCAAGAGCATTTGCTTTTATTGGACAAGGTTCTGATTTGATAGGATATATAAATGATAGTGGTGGAACACACCCATATATATTCTCTGCTTTCGTAGAATTAGCAGCAGCACTTAATTTAACAGAGTTCCCTCCTATGTTAGCATATAGAGCAGATCGATATAAGGGAACGAAATTGAAAGATGCTAAGAAGATTCTGAAATCAAATGATGTATCTTACCATGGAAACATGAGTGAAGATAATTTGGATTATTTTGCCAATAAACAAAAACAAGGTGTGATGACAGATACCAGAAGAAACACCAGAGCAGGTAGAATATGGTTCAATGTTCCTTCAAAGAAGAGCGGTGGCAACACAAATGTTGTAGTGTTCTGGTGTCGTCAAAAAGACGTAAGACCAGAAGACTTACAACAATTGAAAGAATTATTTAAAGTTTCTGAATTCTATTGGTCTGGAACTGATTCTTCTAAATTTAATTTTTATAATGATGATTACCAAGAAAGTTCCAGTGGAAAAATTAAGGAACTGAAGAGTAAGATTTATCCTGATTTGAAACATGACCAGATCGTTGACATTCTGATGAGAGCGCACACTGGTTATAAGATCACACCATTCGAACAAAAGGTGGTGTGGGAATTCCGTGGTTTTGATCCTAGTGAGTTGAAACAAGTAACAGGTGGATATCCTACAAGAGCAGAATATGAGTCAAAAACAAGATTCTCAGAATCATTTGAAAGTTGAAAATACTGACACCGAAAGAAAAATTCGGAACACAGTTGCCAGTGCTGTATGGAATCACGTTGAAGACCCTTGCTGGTTGAATGTGAAAAATTCTATCGAAATTCCTGTCATGGATCATGTTCGAGATTTTGTTTTTAGTCCTTGTAGAAACCTTTATGAGCGTGAGGTTATAAAACATTTGGAAAAAAACAATTTTTAAAACTAGAATATAATTCTGGCACGACAAACAAACCGAGCCAATTACAATAATTGACAAAATTAAAAGGTGGTATACAATTACAACATCATGAGTGAAAAAAATAAAATTGAACAAATTACTGAAAAGCAAAAAGAGCAAATGCCAGTATATGTTGAGAAGTGGCGCAAAATAGGTTCAAAGACTGATCGTTTGGATTTTGAAAAAACCAAGAAAATTGTTGATGATTTCCGTGAAATCATTAATATGTCTCCAGCACCTTTGCTGATCGTTGACAATCCTATTGAAGCATGGGTATCATGTGTATTGTTTGAAGAATATAAAGTTCCATTGGAATCTATCAAAGAAGAAATGGTATTGGTGTTTGATGGCAATCCTAAAAAATATCAAATTCCAAGGGCATCTCTTCCATATCAAACAGGTTCTTACTTTGCATCGGTGTTTTCCTTTTATGATTACATGTTTGAATGTCTTGGAGTAGAAATTGAAAAAGACCTGTGGATCAAATACAAAAAGTGGGAAGCTACTTCTCAAATTGGAATGATCTATCCTCTTGAAAATATCACGGTTGTTTGTGAAAAACCGATTAAAATTCACTTGAATGAGAATCGAGTTCTTCATCGAGATGGTGAACCTGCTGTTGAATATGCTGGTTTGGGTGATTATAAAATCTATTCATTGAACGGTGTCGAAGTTCCAGAATATCTTGCAGTTACTCCAGCAGAGAAATTGGATATCGCAAAATACCACGAAGAGAAAAATGCAGACGTTAAAGCTGAATTCGTTCGTAAAGTTGGTATCGAGCAATTTAAATCTCTGGGTAAAATATTGGACACTTATAAGAACTATTCGGAAGAAGAAGAACCATTCTTTTACTCTAGTCAATATGAGCTTTGGGACATGGAAGCTATCTTTAGTGGCTTGTCGAAAGCACCTTACTTGTCTATGGTCAATCCCACCACAAAGATTTTCCATTTTGAGGGAGTTTCTCCATCATGCAATACTATCGAAGATGCTTTGAAAGAAAGATTCGGTGGCTCATATTACAAGATCAAAGATATGGCTTAAACAATTTAAAAGGGGTGAATCTCTCCCCTTTATTTTTATGACAAAAGATAATATCAAATTATATCTTCATATAAAAATTAGAAATTTTGCACATGAGGATACATTCGTTGGTCAACAAGTAAATGATCGTGTCCACTTTCCCCATGAAACATTTCAGGAATGCTTATTAAATGATGACGAAGATATTTTTTTATTGGACAATTTCGATAGAATTGTTGGATCAATCTTTAATAAAGTAATAAAATATGAATTTTAATTATGGATATTGGTAATAAAGTATGGGAATCTGTTCGGGATTCTGTTTGGGATTCTGTTGAGGATTCTGTTGAGAATTATATTTTTTATTTTGTTTGTGATTCTATTTGTTATTATGTTGGGAATTCTGTTCAGGGTTCTGTTGGAAATAAATTGAGTAGTTATGAATTTTAATTATGGATATTGATAATAAAGTATGGGAATCTGTATGGTTTTCTGTTGGGAATTCTGTTGGGGATTCTGTTCGAGATTCTGTATGGTTTTCTGTTCGGGATTCTGTTTGGAAAACTGTTGGGGATTATGTTCGGGGTTCTGTATGGTTTTCTGTTCGGGATTCTGTTTGGAAAACTGTTGGGGATTATGTTCGGGGTTCTGTATGGTTTTCTGTTCAGGGTTCTGTTGAGAGTAAATTGGATAGTTATGAATTTTAAAACTAGAATATACTTTTGACATGCAACTGAATACAAACGAAACAACCTTCCAAAAATGCAGTTCGATTGAAATTCCTCAATCTTTCTATGACCGTATGCAAACAGGTGTTCCCGAAATCGATCACATGTTTGGAACAGAATACTTATCTGGGTTTATGCGTGGTAGTGCTATTACCATCACTGCTACGCCCGGTGCTGGTAAGTCCACCCTAACATGCACTATCGCACAGATGCTTACTTCTAAGGGACTTAAAGCCGCCATCGCTTCTGGTGAGGAATCTCATTTACAGATTGCTTATACTTGCAAACGTTTGGGTGTGGAAGATGTGGATGTAGCTCACATCAAAGATGTTGAGGTGATTGCCGATGCTATGAAACATTATAATTTCATGGTCATCGATTCATTTCAAGCACTTCGATCCAAAAACAATATGAAAAAGCGTGAGTTCTCACAATACGCTCAAGACCTATTGCTTTCAACTGCTAAAGAAACTGGTTGTGTGTTGGTGTTTATTCTTCATATTACTACTCAAGGTCTTCCCAAAGGTGGCACTGATATTATTCATGCTGTTGATGTGAACGTTAAAATGAGTGTTGATAAAGATGAACCTAGCAGACGTATCATCGATGTATACAAAAATCGCTTCGGTGAGACCAAGCAACATATCGCTATCATGGGTGCGCGTGGTTTTGATTTCCAAGGTGTTTATGTTCCACCAACAGAAGAATCATCTGGTTCTAGTCGTCCTAACGTAAACAAAGATCGTAAAGATGATATCTTGAATTTGAATGGTGATATTACTCTCGATGATGTTTGTGAGAAATTTGGTGTCTCTGGTCAAATTGCTGGAATTCTTCTACGAGAATTGGTCGGTGAAAACAAGTTGGAAAAGATTGGTCGTGGTGCAAATGCAGTATGGAAAGTTATGAAGTCTCTATCATCAAATAAAGAAGAACAATATGTTTGAATCAATTATAGTAATCAATGGAACATTAATCTTGAACTGGATCATATCGATTATAATGACTGCTCTTGTGGGATCATGTATGTATGTATCAATGCTTGATGCTTTTCACGAGCAACCTAGTATCAAACATGGTCGCTTTTGGTTGTGCCAAGGTATCGCTGCATCTGTAATAATCTGCATTTATCTCACGAATATTGGAGTTATTGTATGGCATTGAAAACTATGGCAAAAAAGAATCGTCAAAAATGGCTCACTGATCAAATCTCTGGTGACTGGATAGACAAAGACTATATCATCGAGACTGTCTTGGTGCAGTGCTTGTTTGATTATGTCGAGAAAGAAAAGAAAGGAGTGCTGCCTGACCGTGGCTATTATGATGAAGACTTAGCAGCAGGACATGTTAGTGAAGGCTATGCAGAACAAAGCTATGCTTGGAATGATGAGGTTCGCAAAGTGTATGCATATTTCAAAACAGAACGTGTAGAACTTGAGAAAGAAATTGATGAGGCATTTGACACAAACGAAATACAACGTGCGATCAAAGCAGAGAACGATCTTTATGAACGTGACACTGAGATGTTAAGCACGATTGTGAAATATCGCGGCTATATGTGGACATAAAGAATTAAATAAAATGAAAATAATGAATACTGACAAAAATAAATTTAAAATATATGGAAAATTTAAAATGTTGGAATGCATTGTTGACATTAGTGAAAAAGGCACTAAAATAATTTCAACCTGTCAGGATAAAGCACAAAAATGTGCCAAGTATCTTTATGGTGAGGGATTTGTTGATGATGACGAAAACATTGAATTAGAACTCAGATAATTAAAACTAGAATATAATACGCATATAGCAAACAAAAACACACAAAAAAATACAATGAATAAAAATAGCAAAGCAGCAAGAAAACGTGGTATGTCCAACATGGAAACTACTACAATTGGATCGGGAACTGGTCGCCAGATCGTGGCTAGGAATGCAGAACCAATCTTCAAAGGTTCTACGTGCGATACCGCATGGAACAACCCGAATTCCCGCCACCGCAATCCGAAACGATATAATAAGAATAATGGATAACAAAATATCCTCATCGGAAGATATTGATTTTGCAACATTCCTTGAAATGGAA